CTATCACGGACTTCTTTTTGTTGCTCCTTGAGGTTTTCTGCTTTCTCTGACAGAATGGTGATACCTAACAACTGTTCAATAATTTCGCGTTGTGCGTTATTACTGAGAGATAGGAAAGGCTCTGTATATGTGTTAAGTGCCACCAAGTGTTTGAACATACCGTGACTCATGTCCAAAAGACGTTCTATTTCTTGCTGTGTTTTGCGTGAATCGCCTTGCGACTCGTCAATATCATCAGCAGTTGCATCAACATCTTCAACGTAAAACTTTAATACATTCTTTTTACGTCCACGTTCAATTCTATATGTTTTACCACCTTTTTCAAACTCAACTGTGACAAGCATATCCTTGCCGTTAGTTTTGTTAATAAGGTTTTCTTTTCTAATTTTTGTTAATGCTTCGCCATACAATGCATAACTTAACGCATTAATAATTGTTGTTTTACCTGTACCGTTTCTAGAACCTGCGTCATCGCCGCCTAGGTCCATATTTTCACCTAGCACAAGGGTTAGTAAATTTTTATCAAAATCTACTGCTTGTGTAGCATTACCTACACTCATAAAGTTTTTAACTGTAAGTGTTTTAATTTTAAACATTATAAGTTCCTATAGATATCTAAAAGTGTACTAGGTCGATACTGCTCACTTTGAATTTTTGTTATTTGGTCAGTCACGATTTGATCAACACTTTCAAACTCTATTTCACCACGTTCAAGTGTTAGTGCTTCGTCATTTTCTTCTGTATTTGGAAGTAAACTTATTTCTCTAATGTCGTATTGTTTGGTAAAGTTTTCTTTAATAAAGTTTGCTTCTTCATACGAAATATCGATATCAAGTACAACACGCAAATATAAGTTTGAAGGTTTAAGTATTGATTCAGTTTCGTTTAGTAGTTGACTTAATTTAACTGTACGATACTTAGGACATTCTGGCCAATCAATAAACTGAGGTTGACCGTCCCATTCCAAAATCATCATACCACGTTCGTCATCCCAAGCATCGGCGTAATTGTGTGGAAAGGCATTGCCAATGTAGTAGATGTTATTGTTATGCTGACGCTTATGGAAGTGTCCTGTAAAAACTAGTTCTTGATTTTGAAAATCACTTGCTCTTACTTCTCCTGTGTCAGGCATTTCAACCATAGCATTCATTTTGAAATGAGGCAGTTCAAAGTGTCCAAACATATATTTGCACTTCATTTTTACTATGTTTTTCCATTCGTCGCCAACCATCCAAGGCACTAATCCTACATCTTTAATAATAGTAGGTTCGTTAATAACCTTAACACCAGGAACGTGCTTACCAAATACTACAGAATGAACATCTCGCTTATCTTTATAGTATAAATCGTGGTTGCCTGGAAAAAAGTAAAACTCTTTAAATGCTTTACCAAGTTTTTCAAGTGAACGTAAACTTGCATCCATTGTGGTTAAATTTAACGCACTTCTGTTGTGATGCCAGTCACCTGTAAAAATTCCAACGTCACAGTTGTTTTCTTTGGCTTGTTCAATAAACCAATCTACAAATTTTTCACAGTCACTATTGTGTATTCGGCTGTTTGATTTAAGTCCAAAATGAATGTCCGTAAATACAGCCGCTTTTTTAAATAATTGCTCTGTCATGCCTTTCCTTAATACTAATCTACATATTATACGAGAATTAGTAGTAGTTTGTCAACCTTAATAGTCCGCTTTTGGACGTCTCATATTTTTATAGAACTCTGCTAATTTTTCTTTATCTTCTTTGAACACTTCTTGATTCTGTCTTGTAAACGATGGATTAAGTCCGTTTTCTTGCAAGATGTCATCACGAATGTTTTGATTCTTTTTCTCAATGTTTAGTACTCTTGTAAATGAATTAGTCACTGCCGCAGTGTAATAAGCAAACGGATTTAAACTTTTGCTTTCGTCAAACTGTAAACCAATTTGTGAAAGTTGTAGTACCGCTTGTGCTCTCATCTCGTCATTATAAGTGTATCCACGCCAATTGCTTCGTGTACCATACCGATCAGCAAGTTTAAGGAACATACGTCCTAGATCTTCAGTCATACGTCCGTGATCCTTACTAAAGTGTCCGTTTAACATTCCACCCTGCCAATGGCTTTTACCTACACAAATCAAGTTATCGTTTTCGTCATACTTCCAATGCTGGAATGGTGGAAAGTTAACTTTAGTGTGTTCGTCTGCAATAGTTTTTGTTTTGCGTTTACGTCCTGGTTCTTCAGGAATATGATCAAATGTCATAATTCTAAAGATTAATTCTGTTTTTTCAATTTTTTTCCAATCAGGCAAACATTCTGCTTGTTTTACCTTTTTCTTTTGTTCTTTTGCTAGTTCATATGCCGCTTTACCAATTCTGTCTGCACGATTGCGTTTTGCTTGTGCAACAGTTAGTCTATTAACTTTGTCTAAACTAGGCAAAATAATGTCGTGTTGTGCATATTCATCTTCAACAAACGAACAGAAGGAAACCTTGCTTCTATGGATCTCTGCTAGTAGATCTTTGTTAGTTAGATATTTCGTTCTTTTCATTAGATTCTCCGATTAATATAAGTATTATAAACTACGTAGTTAAAAAAAGCAATAAATATTATAAAGAAAAGGAACCAAAATAGATATGGCTGGAAGTACTAACGCAAATAGTTTTGTAGACAAGATCGGAAGTTTCGGTAGCAAGTTTGTAAAAAATGCCGCCCAAGCAACCGGTATTGGCCAAAACCCTGGAGCAGTAAAAGGTTTAACTGCATTAATTGGTGATGGCGCCGCAAAGCGGTTAGGGTTTGATTTAGCAAAAGGAGGCAATGCTCCGTACGCTGAAATTCCGTCTACACATTTAGCAACTATTGATAATAGAGTCAAAATAAAAATTCACGAACCATACTTAAAAGGTCCTGCTGAGAAACTTGTAAGTTTAGGTGGAGTAGTATTTCCATACACGCCACAAATTGTTGTCACAACAAGAGCAAATTACAGTCCTATTCATCCTACACATAGTAATTATCAGTTCCAAGCATACCAGAACTCAAGTTTGGATTCTATTTCTGTTGTAGGAACATTTACAGCACAAAACACGGGAGAAGCAGAAATGCTATTAGGTAGCATTCATGCATTACGCACAGTGACCAAAATGCACTTTGGCGGCGGCTCTTATGTTGGCGCACCACCACCAGTTGTAAGACTTTCTGGTTATGGCGAATATATGTTTAACGATATGCCTGTTGTAATAGGAAACTTTTTCTATACATTAAACGAAGATGTTGATTACATTGATGTAATGACAACAAGCGGAGCAAAAACAACTGTGCCAACTAGAGCAGAGTTTACAGTTGAATGTTTACCTGCATTCTCAAGAAGAGATCAAGCAAGTTTCAGTTTAGATGCTTATGCAAAAGGTGACATGAGATTTAAAGGAATGATATAATGTATAACGCTTCTAGTCTTTATGGTACAACACAAATAACAGAAAATGGTTTAGGTTTTTTAGACTATAGAAAAATTCCTGAAGTTGTAAGCGATATAAAATATATTATTAAACCGCAGTATAATTATCGTCCTGATTTGTTAGCCAGCGATTTGTATGATGATCCTAACCTATGGTGGGTGTTCAAATCAAGGAACCCTAATGTTTTAGAAGATCCTATCTTTGATTTTGTTGCTGGAGTAGAAATACAAATTCCAAATATTAGCACGATTAAAACTGTCCTAGGAGTTTAATTATGGCAGGATTTATTGACGAGGTTGGCAGAAATCATAACCCCGGTGGAGGCACGGTTAAAGAAAACACCGATGCTGTTTCTAATGGAAAAACTAATCCTAATGCAGTCAGCGGTATGGAAGACGAATATGAAGAGGATTTTTTTGGTGAAGACCAAGCGTTCATTAATGAAATTGAAGCCGAGTGGAGAAACGACGATCGCTTAGAATCATTTTATAACGGCAAAAACCCTAACATTTTACACGACTATAATTCTTACAACTATATTTTTACCCTTGCAAGTTTAACAATGGCGGATCTAAAAGATCCAACAAAGTATAAAAACAATAGTGGCGGCATTGAATCACAAAACAGTTATATTGTTTTAAGATCAGGAGGGTTTGAAAGATTAAATGGAATTAGTTCTGCTAATTTTTATAAGAATGTTTACGGTGAAGATTCGTTATCGGACTTTGGCGGACCTTCAGCAATGGTTAGCCGAAAAACCCAAGAAGCGGCGGCTGGCAGTGGCACTGCTGGATTCAAAGGATTTAAAGAAGGAGGCGCCAGAAATAAAGACCTTTTTATCGATAATGTTAATATGAACTGCACAATGGACCTAGGCGCAAATGGTAGCGGAAACCTAACAACAGGAAGTTTTGAAATTACAGAACCATACAGTGTTGGAGGTTTTTATGAGGAGTTATACAATGCATCAAGATTTGCCGGCCATGAACATTATTTAGGTGCACCATTCCTTTTAACACTTTCTTTTGTAGGACACAGGTTTGAAGAGGGCGATTTAATTACAGAAGTTATTCCTCGTGCAACAAGATATTTTCCTATTTTAATAACAACTAGTTCTATGAACGTCACCGAAGCAGGCTCAAAATATAAAGTAGAGTTTACGGCGATAAACGCTCATGCAAATAAAACTATTGTAAACAAATTACCAGCAAACATAGTTGGCCCAAAACAATCTAAGCCAACAGTTGCAAGTGTACTGTTAACGCTGTTTAAAGGTATTAATGCTAATCTTCAATTACAAGCCGAAGTCGAAGCCGATGCAGAAGATAAAGATGCAAAGGTTAAAGAAAATACTGCGGCAAGTTCAGCAAAGATAGAATCAGTAAAAACACAAGGTGGCGAGGTTGCACCGTTCCAGCATGATAGATATATGATTTGGTTTCCAGAAAAATATGGAACAGGATCTAAAGGAAAGTCAGCACCAACTGCTTTTGACTCAATGTTGGCTGGCAAATCCGGTGATGCATATGACTCTTGGAAAACTAATACAGACCAATTTTTAACTAAAGAAGGTCCTGCATCAGACCCACTTAATCAAAAGGATTTTGCAGTAGCAAACGATTCTTTAATTGTTAAAAATCCTATTGGTGGCTCAAAAATGGTTGCTGGAGAGAAACAAACATTTACTGGGTTTTATGCTGTAAATGATCTTGATAAACAACTTGAAGCGGCAGAAGAAGATCGCAAAGCCGCAGAAGAAAAATTAAAAAAAGCAAAATCAGATTTTTTCAACGCTACTAAAAAGGCAGACGGAGAAAGATTAAAGTTTGAAAAACTTGCCGAAAAGTTTTTTAAATTAAGTCAAGCAGATTTAAAAGCACTATTTCCTGAAGAAGGAGAAGGAGAAGGAACTCCACAACTTAAACAAACATTAACGTATCAAGACTTTAATGAAATTGATCCCGATGATGCAGATGGGTCGGGGAACGTAAAAGTTGATCCTAATGTTGACCAATCAAAGATAGATAAACTAAATGAACTTAGACAAAACTGGATGGATGCTGTTGCTAAACAAAACACGGCGCAGGTTGCATTAAAACTAGCAGAAGAAGGAATTGAAAATGCCGGCAAAGCCAAAGAAACTGTTTATAATACAGAATATATTAGATATGGATCTGATGCTAGAAGTTGGAACTTTAAAAAAGATACTCGAGTAGATGACAACATTCATAAGGTTATTTTTGATAGCGTTTATGCTACCGAACTTGACGGAGCCGAAGGAGCATTAACAACAGAGTATCAAAAAACAGGATACATTCCGTGGTATAGAATTGAAAAGATAGCACACATTAGAGGCTTTGACACATATAGAAATACAGAAGTGTGGGATTATCACTATATTATTCAACCATTTAAAGTGCATTACAGTAGTATGCCTTTACCTCAAGATGTGTTTAACTATGATGTTTTAAAACAGTTAGCGGTTAGAGAATACAATTATATCTATACAGGAAAAAATTTAGATGTATTAAACTTTGATTTAGATTTTAATAACTTGTATCATGCAACAGCATTATATAGAAAACAACAGACTGCTGAAGGATCTCAAGGTACAGCATCAGGAGAAAAGACTGATGTTAAACCACCAGAAATTTCTCAAATTTTAAATTATTCAAAGCAAAATCGTGTTGGAGCAAAAAGAACAGCACCGGTCAATCAAGGATCGTCAACTACACAAACTGCACCAACAGCAAACAACGCAAGTGATACAGCAAAATTTTTACACGATGCAATTTATAGTGGTGTGCATGAAAAGGGATTAATCTCAGCAGACATAACCATTGTGGGTGATCCTGTTTATCTATTAAGTAGTGGAATTACTAACAGAGCGGCAATTGAAGCGACTGAGTCAGAAACCGACATTGGTGAAATAAACTGTTTTAGTAGAGAAGGTGATGTTATTTTTAGATTTGGTACAGCAGAAGATAATCCAACTTGGGATGAAATACAAGGCGGCGAAAGCACTATGTTTTTAGACGAAAGTGTTTATAGTGGAGCATATAAAGTTATTCAAGTTGATAGTACCTTTTCCGGTGGACAATTTACACAACGACTTTCAACATACAGAAGACCCAATCAAGCAACTGACTATGCAGAAAAACGAGAGGCAAGACCGGTTGTCACTGCACCAAAAGTAGATCCAAAACACGCACCGTCAAGTGAAGAAAACTTAGAAAAAATGAAAAAGGCTCCTGTTAAAAAGTTAAGTGAAGAAGATCTTAAAAATTTAAGTATACACGGTCCAGGAGCATTACCTGGAATTAGTCAACAAGCACAAGTAGAAATACCATCATCTGCTCTTGGTTTGCAACCAAATGCATTAGGTGGAAGTGTGTTTGCTAGTGTTGCAGAGGCACAAGAGATTGGAGCATCTTTAAATGCTGGAACTTTTAATGCGGCAAACTTTGTTCCTGAATCTGCACAAAAAGCAATTGAAACAAATAAATCTATTGGTACTAATGTGTCAACAGGCGAAACATTCTTTAGTAGTGTAAGCAAAGGTATTAGTTCAGTAGGACAATCGGTGAGCAACTTTTTAGGATTTGGTGATTAATAATGGCAATTTTTAACAAACAACTTAAATCAGGAGGACAGTCAAGCAGTGAACGCTCTGAAAAGATGTCCCAGGCTTCGGGCGGTATTGGCCCGTATCTAGCAGTTGTTGAATCTAACAGTGATTATACAAAGCATGGTCAACTATCAGTGACATTGCTTGGAAATCAAGACGATCAAAGAAGTATTACCAATAACAGAGTCAACTGTAGAATATTATTGCCGTATTATAGTGTTAAGGATTATGTTAATGGAGGGAAAGATCCTCAAAGTTTTGAACACGCACAGCAATCGCATGGTATGATATTTCCTGCTCCACAAGTAGGAACAAAAGGTTTAGTAATACTAGTAAACAAAAACATTGAAGAAGCAATATGGCTTGGTGCAGTTGTAGAACCAGAGATGAATCATAGTATTCCAGAGCCTGCGGCAAAAACAGATATTGCGGCAACAGATGATAGGTACAATGAATTATCACCTGGTGAATATGGTTTACCTGTAGAAAATTTTGTTAAAGCCGCTTTTATAGGACAAGCACCTTCTACTAAAATTAAACATCCAATTCATCCTCTAGCAGATGTATTAAAAGCACAAGGCCTACTGGCTGATAACATTCGTGGTTTATCAAGTAGTAGTGCTAGACGAGATAATATTAATCAAATATTTGGAATTAAAACACCAGGTAGGTACACTGGAGAAACAAAAATTGTTGGTGCTGAAAAAGCAAAATCAAAAGTGACACAACCAGGTGGCCACGCATTTGTAATGGATGATGGCGACGGCCTAGGTAAAAATAATTTAATTAGATTAAGAACTAAAGCCGGACATCAGATACTTTTACACGACACTGATGATTTAATTTACATTGGAAATTCAAAAGGTACTGCTTGGATTGAACTTACATCAGATGGTAAGATGGATGTGTTCTGTGATGACAGTATTAGTATGCGTACTAGAGGTGATTTCAACCTTTATGCTGATAGAGACTTCAACGTAGAAGCAAAAAGAAACATTAATTTAAAAGCGGCAAATATTTTTAGAACAGAGTCTGATCACCATAGACAGATTGTAAACGGTTCACAAAGAATTATGGTAAAAGGTAATAGCGATATTAAAACTCTTAATTCTCGCTTTGACACTAATGATTACCAAGTAAACACAAACAATTTAAGTATTGCTAACAGAATTGATACTAAACTTGAAACAGGAAATTTTGATCTTGCTACAATTTTAGGAACAAGAATTACAGCAGGAACAAGTGTAAACATTAAAGCAAATAGTTCTACTGAAGTTATGGAAACATTTGATCCAGCAGAGATCTACAGTAAAGGATATACAACTTCATGGATCAACGACGATGATGAATTGAAATATTATCAAGCATTAAAGAGAACACAAGATCCAGATACATTACAACCTATACCGCCAAGTGACACAGACTATTGGGCAGAGTTTCCTGGTCCAGCAAACAAAGCAGGCTCCGCTAATGGACAGATTAATATTTCAACAACAGAGCATGACATTTCAATAGCAACATCAGGCGCTAATGTTAATGTTGAAACAGATAAAGTTGTTTATGTAGATGGTACTGAAGCAGTGCATTTAAACTTACCTGGACCTGGTGCAAAACCAACTATTTCTGCAAATGGATCAACACCGGCTCCAAGCAGGCATATTCAGCATATGGGTGTTATTCAGTTGTGGGAGAAAGAAATTACTTCTAAGTGGGAGAACTTTAACTATTATAGGTCAGCACAGTTTGAAACTATTCTAAAACGTGTTCCAACACACGAACCGTGGGACGGGCATGAGAATAAAGCACCAAACACCAACAAGAAATCATCAACCGATAGAGAAGTGTAAATAGTATTATGGCAAGATATACGGACATTGTAATTAAACCAAACCCAACTAATAAGGGAAACGAACTTAGACGTTCTAATGTCTATCGTGGTGTTAGTACGGTTAATCCACAAAATTCTTCAAATCAAACATACGACATTGAGTTAATAAAACAGGATATAATCAATCACTTCAACATTAGACGAGGTGAAAAGATTTATAATTCAAGATTTGGAACAATTATATGGGACGCTATATTTGAACCATTTACAGATGTTCTTAAAGAGCAAATATTAGCCGATGTTAGAAGTATTGTTGATGCAGATCCAAGAGTTAGAGTTGACAGTTTAGCATTGGTTGAAAGAGAGTACGGACTACAAATTCAGTGTGTTTTGTACTATGTTGAGTTTGATGTTTCTGAAGCATTACAGTTTACTTTTGATAAAGCAAATGCTTTGGGATAGAAATAAACCACGCAGTTTATAAGGTGAATAAATATTGTTATGGCAAGTGTAGATAGACAAAATTCTCTATTAGCGAATCAGGATTGGGACAAGGTATATAAAGCCTTTGCCAACGCTGATTTTAGTTCTTATGATTTTCCTACTTTACGTAGGACGATGATCAATTATCTAAGGGCAAACTACCCAGAAGATTTCAATGATTATATTGAATCAAGCGAATACCTAGCATTGATTGATATGATTGCTTTCCTAGGTCAAAGTTTATCATACAGATTTGATTTAAATGCTAGAGAAAACTTTATTGAACTTGCAGAAAGACGTGAAAGCGTATTACGTCTAGCAAGACTAGTTGGCTATAATCCTACACGTAATCAGCCATCAAATGGGTACTTAAAAATTCTTGGTGTACAGACTACTGAGAATGTACAAGATAGTTTAGGTAATAGACTTGAAAATGTTTTTATTAATTGGAACGACGATACTAACAGCAACTGGTTAGAACAGTTTCAAGTTATTATTAATAGCACACTTGAAGGTGCTACGGTTATTGGAAAACCATCACAAGATGCTATAATTGATGGTATTAAAACAGAACAATATAAAATTAATTCACAAAACACTGACGTTCCGCTTTATCAATTTGCTAAAACAGTCACAGGACGTTCTATGAATTTTGAAGTTGTCAGTGCTGAGATTTATGACGACGAAGTGGTTGAAGAATCACCACAGCCAGGAAACAGACTAGGATTTTTATATAGAAACGATAAACGAGGAAACAGTTCACCTAACACAGGATGGTTCTTCCATTTTAGACAAGGACAATTACAAAGTTCTCCGTTTACAATACTAGACCCAAGTCCAAATGAAATTGTTAACATTGATATTCCTAGTATTAACAATACAGATGTTTGGCTATGGCAATTAGATAGAAACGGTTTGCCTGCAACAGAATGGACAAAATTAAATTCTATTTACGGAAGCAATGTTATCTACAACAGTGTTAATAAAAATATTAGAACATTGTACAATGTCACAACTAGAGATCAAGATCAAATTAGTTTAAATTTTGCAGACGGAAGTTTTGGCGATTTACCTAAAGGAAACTTTAGAGTTTATTACAGAACTTCAAATGGTTTAACTTACACAATTAGACCTGCAGATATGCAGAATATTATTTTAACAATTCCTTACTTTAATAAGAAAGGACAAGGACATACATTAACTGTACAGTTAGGATTAGAAGCAAGTTTAACAAATGCAAGTGCAACAGAAACTACTGAAGATATTAGAACTAATGCACCGCAAAGTTATTACACACAAAATAGAATGATTACTGGAGAGGATTATAATTCATATCCTCTTACAGCAAGTAATACTGTTATTAAAGTAAAAGCAGTAAACAGAGTTAGTTCGGGTATTTCTAGACAGTTTGAAATCCAAGATCCAACAGGAAAATATAGTGCTGTTAATTTAATGGCAGATGATGGTATCATTTACAAAAATCCTTACGATAGTGATTTTAATTTTACATTTCAAACAC